ATGATGCGTCTCCCGTACGTCAGTTTGGTGACGCGGCGTCGTGCCGCGATCTATGCTAGGTGCGCGGCCAGCGTCGTGCTGAGTACAAGGCATCCGTTCCCTGGGCATCCCTGCCCGAGCCGCGCATGTGGAAGCGGCCAGTGCCCGCCAAGGACTCACTGGCCGCTGTGCTGGTTTCCGTCGAGTTGATTGGTGCCTTGGCGGGCATTTGAGGCTCCTTGCTACCTACCAGTATACACAGGCGACCCACTTCGCGTCAACAATTGCGTCAAAATGCCGCGATGTTTCCTGTTCACGAACAAGAAACGCCCGCAACGCGACACTTGGTACGCGGGACAAATTCGCTCGGCGCATAGAAAAAGGGGCCGCCAGCGTTAGCCGACGACCCCCAGGGAACGGATGCTTTCGTTACTTCTCTCTCCGCTCCACTACGGCGTCGTGGATGCGGTCCACGGTGGCCTGTAGGCGGTCCAGTCGCTTCATCACGCTCGTACGCTCGGCTCCGGCCTTGGCGGCGTCCTCTCTGGTGCGACCAATGGCTGACGAGAGCCACAGGAACCCGGTTAGGATGCCACAAAGCAGCAACGCTTCCCAACCGACCTGCATACGCCGCCAGAAATTGCATCGGCTCTCTGTAACGTACGCCATTCGTCAGTCCCTCGCGTGTTTGAGTATGCGGCGAATCATGCGAGCATCGACCGCGTATCCGTACGAGTCGCAGCCTGGAAACTTTGCGCTAACCAGCCCGATCACGTCGCCGCTGGCGTTGAACACCGGGCTGCCGCTACAGCCGGGGCGCGTCGGACAGGTAATCCCAATCATGTTATCGGCGGACATCGTGACCCAGCCCGGCTCGATATGCCGGTCCACGCGGGCGGGTTTTGCCGGGTGCCTCGTCCACTTCGCGTACACCACCGCAACCGCCCGTTCGCCCACCACGGGAGTAGCAAAGGTCGCCGGGGTGTATGTCTCGCCCAAGGCAGGCCGCCATCGAATCGTGGCAAGGTCGCACGTAGGGTCACGCGCCACCACCTCGACCTCCTGCCCGTCAACGTGCCACCACAGGAATTTCACGGTCTGTTGCTCTACGGGCGGGACACAGTGGTAGCACGTAACCCCGTAGACCCAGCCGTCGTCCTCAAACGCCACCACGCAGCCCACAGTGGCCTCTACAGGCTCTGTCGTGATAGTCAGGCTGTCGTCGTCGCCGTGGATGATATGCGCGGCCAGATAGGCGTATTCCATCCGCTTGGAGGACGATATGTCGATCTGCTGAAACGAGTACCCGTCCGGCACGACCATCGGCACGACTTCCGGCGGGCGTAGTTGCGGCTGGCAGGCGGGGACGGCCAGGACCATCGCGATTGCTAACGCCTTGCAGATTAGCATTCGGATTCTCACGTTACACCTCCGCTCTCACGGCGGCAACTACCACCTTGGTCTTTGCGGACTGCCCCTCGCTCAACTTCGTCTTGAACTCAGCCTTCGCTGCCTCTGGGACCGCCGCCTTGGCGTCCTCAACGGAGTTCACGATTTCACTGGTGGCCGCTGCCGCATCCGCCGCTGCTTGGTTGGCTTTCCGGGCCTTGCCGAACGCTACTATCGTTGATGCGATCAGGACGCCGATTGGGGGCAGGTACGGAATCGCTCCGCTGATTATCCCGTCCGCTATGTCCCACTCGTTCTGCGCCCCGGCCAGGGCCTTGTCGAGCTTCGCTTGCACGTCCTGAATCGTTACCAGTTGCTCCTGAAGGTCTTTGGCTTCGGCGATCTTCTCGTCCTTCTCTGGCCCGTCCGGCATCGCTTCGTAGCTCTCCACGAGAGCCGCAAGTTCCGCCTCCTTGGCTGCGAGGAACTTCTTGGTAGACTCCGACGTGTCCCTCATCGCCTGAATGTCGGCTGGCGTGCATCCCTGCGCAGCCGCCATAAAACCCAGGCCCACCAGGCACAGTACGAGTAGTCTGATTGTTCGCTTCATGTGAATCTCCTTCCCCGTGTGGGGTGATGTGCAGCCCCCTTGGACTGCTGTTAGTACGATGAGCCTTTGAGTGGCGACACGTACTTCTTCTTCTTCTTCGGCGTACGCTTGCCTCGCTTCTGCTTGTACGTCTGTACGCCTACGCCGAGCATTGCCGCGATACCAAGCGCCACGCCCTTCGGTATGCCATGTTCCGCAATCGCGTCCCATGTGTCTTGAAGGGCAAGCGGAGCCAGAGTGCCAAGGAAAATCTGCTTGGCGTCCATCTTCTCGCCAATGACGTTCTCGCCCTTGAAGATGCTGTAAGCAACTCCGGGGCCTGGGGCGAGCTTGGTGCGGATGAAGCGGGTGATGATGTCGCCAACGTCGTCGCCGCCGTACGGGACATTCGGCCCCTTGAGCGGAACGTCTCTGCCCGTGCCGGTAGTCTTTCTGCCTGTACCCAACCTTGACGCGAACACAAGCGTCTGTGACATGCCGCCAAGCGGGTCTATGCGGGTATCGCCAAAGCGAATCTTTCCGAAGTCCGTGGAGTTCGAGTCCCAAATCACAGTCACGTCCCAGTCGTCTGGCAGCAGCCCAACAGCGAGGTATATGGCAGCCAGCGCAGCCGCTATCTTCGCGTATTCCAGTGCCATAATAGCGGCAAGCTTGAACTCGCCGCGCGCAAGCGGCATCCATATCGGAACGCCAAGGGCCATCTCGAATCTGCTCAAGAGCAGTCTCGGGGAGAACAGCAACGCGCCAAGCCCGTTGAGTATTGAGGCCATCTTCGGGCCAGACACCACGCCCCGGCCAGTGAACATATTGGCTGCGGCGGCAATGAGTTTCGCCTGTTTCGTCGTTATCTTGCCGTCCCTGGCAATCGCGTCGGCCCACGCATCAAACAGATTAGCGCGTAGCACGTTACCAGTTGCGATGTACGCTCGCTCTGACGGCGCGATTAGGTACTTCCCGAGAACGGGAATCTTCTGCCCTATGCCGTAGCCGAACTCTTCCGCTCGCTGGCCCAGCGTGCCTTCGGTCGTAGCGAACGCCAGCCCTCCCATGTCGTACATCGGAGCCCAGTAGCGAGAGTTGATGGAGTCAACCAGTTTATTCAGGTCGTCGTCCGACTTGATGGCACCAAGCGACTTCGCGAAGGAGTCCCAGCCTAGTTTCGGGTGTGACAGTATTCCGAACAACCCCTGCCTGCCGATGAACGACAGGTCGGAACTAGCAAGCAGTTCTCTAGGCAACATGCTTAGGCTATGCGCCAGCCGGGCCGTCTTCTTCAGATTGCTTTCGCGTTTCATGGTCTCTTTGCGGATAATCTCGTCAATCTTCTGCTGGGCAACGCGAACCTTGTGCCGCAACTTGATCTGATCTTGCGTAAGGACTCGCTCGACACGCTTCTTCTTCTCGACGTACTGTCCCGTAGCCAACTGCTCTTGGGCAGACGCGAGCTTCGCAAGCAGCCTGGCCGTGTACGCTGCCTCCAAGATAGCCTGTCGCCTAGACGGGTCAGCTAGGTCTGCCGCGTCCTGCAACGACTTCAATTCTGCGCGAACGGCGTCACGCTGCGCCCTGGCTGCTTCCAACTCTGGGTCAGCCTTGCGTAGCAGCCTCTTCTTGCCTGGGAATAGGTCTAGCGCGTCAATCCGCTTCTGTATGGCCGCTTCTGACCGCTTCGTGGACGCAATGGCGAGCCTGTTCCATTGCTCGTCAGAGATGGGTTCCTTGGGGAACATCTTGGCGTAGTCGGCCTTGATGGCGTCGTACTCTGCCTGCATGGCCTGCAACTCGGGGTCGGTGTAGTCAATCCGTGCAGGAGTCCTCGCACGAACGCCGTCCTTCATCGCCTTTGCCAACATCGCCATGCGGTTGCGCATGTACGTCATGCGCGTCTGCTTCACGGTCTTGTTCTGCGTGTCTGGGTCGGTCGCCACGAGTCCGTCGCGAACCATGTTGTCGTGGACCTTGTTCCTGAGTCGCCTCGCCTCCTCGGACTCTTCCTGACGGCCGCGCCCGGTGCTCTTTGGCACTACGCCACGAGTTACGTCTTTCAGCTTGCCAAGCTGTAGCAACTGCGCTCTCAGGTCTTGCAGGGTTATCTCTAGCCCTTCCTTGGACGCAGGCTTGAACTTGCCATAGCCAGAGATAGCGTTCCACGTATCCTCAGTGGTGAAGTCGGGGTCGATGTCAGATAGGACGCCGTGGACGGCTGCTACCAGCGCGTTCCGTTCTCTAGACGACAGAGGGAACTTGCCTTCAAGCCCCATCTCTACAATGAAGTCCTTTGTCAACTGCCGCACTGGGAATACTATCTCGTGCAGCGGCTTGCCCTCGGCGGACGCAGCCTTCATTCCAGCGACGTTTTGCTCGCGTAGCCCAGCGGCAAGAACCTTCTTTGATTCGGCCCAGAGTTGCTTCAGTCGCGGCTTAATTACGTCGGAGTGCTGTGGCATTGCCTCAAGCATAGCCCTAGACCACTCAATGAGCGAGCGGGAGCCAGCCTCTAGGTGGTACGCGCCAATCCTAGCAAGACCAGCGATCCCGCGGGCGAACGCCTCGGCGGGGTTTCCGAACAGTGTCACGGAAGACAGCAGCTTGTTGTACTCGTCCTGCTTGATGAACTTGTTTGTTCTGCCGTATGCCTTTGACTTCCTCTTGGACTTCTTGCCCGCCTTCTTCTCGGCTACTTGGTCGGACTTCGCTTCGAGCGCCATCCGGTCAATAGCGGCGGCTTGCTCGGCCTTGTCTGCCCGCGCGTTCGCGGCATCCTCGGCTTTCGTTCGCGCGGCAATCTCGTCCGTCAAGCGTTCAAACTCTGCCCGTTCAGACTTGGTAAGCGGCTCTCCGCCCTTGGCGATAACCATCTGCCCAACCTTGCGGAGATTGGAGTAGTCTGCCAGCTTCATAGCCTGCCGCATTACGCCCCATCTGCCCCACGCCTCTCCCTCAATCTTGCCAGCCTTTTGAATCCGTGCAGCCTCGATCTCAGTTTCAATCAATATGGCCGTGGCGTCAAACTGGGCCTGCTCTCCTGTGGCTTCATCCAGTTTTCTTTGAGCGGAGTTGCGCGAGTTGACGACTGTGCGGACGTGCTGGGCCAGGATTGCTCCGCTTCCTGGGCCAATGTCAGGCTTCTCGCCGTCTAGGATGCGGGTGATTATCCTTTCCCCGGCCTTCGGGTCTTCGGCTAGGGCCTTAGCGGCATCTGCTTCCCACTCTTCAACAGATTGAGCCTCTGTCCCCTCGAACGGAATGCGACCACTACCCTCAACAATCGCCTCCGTGACCGCGTTCTTCATGGATGTAACATCGTCCTCAAGAGCGGCCCGCTCGGCTGTGCGTTCCGGGGTGGCCTTCTTCGGCGCGACGGGTTCCTGCTTGACTCGCCTCGGCTCGGCCTTCGCGTTAGCCTCCTTCAGCGCCTTCTGTACGTCCTCGTACTCCCACGCCTCTTTCGCCATCTCCGAGAACGCGGGCATGTCCACGCCCTTGATGCCGAAGTCCTTCGACATCTGGGCGATGGCCCCTGCCAGGGTGCGGATGTTCTGGTCTATCATGTCTATGAAGAGGATAGACGCCTTGTAGATGAGGTCTAGGCGCAGGTACGGGTTCAGGCCCGCCTCCTCGGGAGACAGCCCGCGCTGCAAGTCCTGCTTGTACTTGTCTACTGTGGCCTTGGCGATGAGTCGCCCGCCCTTGGCTTCCGCCTCTCCCCCCTGGGGGGTGGCGGGAGTGTCGCGTTTGCCGGAATCACGCAACTCGCGTCCCTTGTCGGTCAGCCTTGCGCGTTTGCCGCTCTTGGCATCCACGACCTCAATCACGCCTTCTGAGATAAGGTCTCGCCACGCCTTGCCGCCATTTTCCCATTCGCCCAGCGGCACAGCGGCCCGTACTCGACCAAGGATGCTTTTCTCGGCAAGGCCGAGTTTTGATTTCGACAGGGCTTCGACGAACGCCTTTCGGTAGGCGTCGTATTCAGACTGGTTGCGTTCCGAGTCGGCCTTCTCTTTGGCCTCTCGCGCCGATTTGTCGGTGTCTCGCGCGGCTCTCGCCTTGGTCGCAATATCCTTGATTTGGTCGAACTGGTACGATCCATTGATCTTGGTTCGAGAGCCCTCGATGCCGTCCGCTTCAAGTGCCGCGTTCGTTTGCATGCGAAGGGACGAAAGGCGACTGCCGCGAATGCGCCCGCGCAACCTATCGGAGAGTTCCTTCTGGGCTAAGAGCGGGTTTTGTAGCACCTCTCGGGCGAGGTCGGCGGTCGCGGTCGCTACGGCCTGCGTGTCGCGTTCAGCCGAAAGATGCCCAGCCCCGTCCGATTCCTTGGCCTTCGCATCGGGAGCCATCTTGTTGAGTTCATCATGGAGCGAGTCAAAGGCTGCGTCGTACAGGGCATTACCTTGCGAGCCTCTCTCCTCCGACGACAGACTCGCCAGCTTGAGCTTGTGCTTGGCCGCGATTTGCAGGATCGGGTTATCGGACTGCTCGGCGGCATCCTCCATCTGTGCATCAATCCATCCACCGCGCAAGTTCTCTTGCCGCTCTCTCGCATCAAGGTCAGCCTGCTTGAGCTTTTGTGCCTTTGTCTCCAGTCGATCCCGCTTCTTTGTGCCAACCCGCGTGCGTTCAGCCTCGTTTTTCGCGTCAGAGAATGCCCTGAAGGCCGCATCCGTCTCAGCCTCGGCAACATCAAATGCCTCGTCGGCCGCCTTGCGCTCGGGCGTGCCTAGCTTCGGCGTAGTTCGCGGCCTCTCCGCTTCCCCTCCCTTGTCTTGGGCGGGGGCTGGGACGGCTGCTTCCTCTACAGCAGCTTCGCCCGTGAGAGCCTTGGCGACAAGAGACTGGATGCGGGCGCGCTCCTTGGGGTCAGCCTTCGTGAGTTTCTCGGCCCGCATAGGAGTGACGCGCCTGGACTCCATCATGCGGAGAATGGCGGCAGCCGCGGCCTTCTTCGTCGCGTGGTCCGTACCCAAGCCCAGCGAGTCGGCAATCGCGATGACCTGCGCCTTGTTGAAGCGGCGGGTGTTCAGGGCGTTCTCGACGGCCTTGAACATACTGCTATCGGTCGTAAGCGATGCGGCCTGCGCGTGAACAGCCTTGATAGCCGTCACCGCATCGGAAACGGCTGCTTCCTCTACAGGGGCCGGGGCCTTCGCGGGGGCCTTCTCCCCTTCCATAGCGGCAAGGGCAGCGTCGGCCCACTTCTCGCCTCGGTAGTCTTCTAGGACAGAGAGGGGGACAGGCTTGCCGTCTTTCAGGGCCTGTTGGACTAGGTCGGAGTGCTTGAGCGGAGTGTACGATTTGCCTGGGGCGGTTTCCGAGAACCACGCCACGATGGTCTTTCGGCCAGCCCGCCGCGCGGCCTCCACACGCCTACGATTGATGCTGCGAAAGCCCCCGCCGTCAACCCTGACGACAGTTGCTGGCGGCGGCTCGGTGCCGTCTCGATACCACGCCTCATACTGCTCCAAGTCGGCGCGAATCTCAGGGGCATCCACATCCTCTCCGGGGAGAAGGTCGGCAATCTTAAACTCGCGGAGTTGCTCAATGCTCCCATCTTGCGGGTCCACCCGCCATGTTCCAAGGGGCGGGATGTCGCCTTTGTGTCTGCCCTGCGATTTGCCTACGGCGGGCGTCCATTCCGCCTCAAGTTCGGCGCGCGTCATCTGCGACGGGTCCGCCTGCTTCTGTCCTTCGGGGGCGGGCTGGGGCTGGGCTTTGGCTGCGGTTGCGGCAAGCAGCTTGGCGAGTCGGTTCAACTCAGGAAGCGTCTCGTCGCGAAGCATTTCGCGGACAGCCTCGTCCTCAGGGGCTTGATATGACCGCAGGTACTCATTGGCCTTCTTCTTGTTGCCTTTCATCTTGCCAGAAGCAACCGATTCGGCCTTGCCGTGCTTGGACTGTAGTTTGTCAAGAAGCGACTGCACCTGGTCGATTTTACGGGTAATGTCGCGGCCAGGGGTCACTCGTGTCGGGACCAGCGAGCCGTACACGTCAGGATAGACTGACGTGGCCTGCGGGTGTCCAAAGACTAGGTTTGATGCGATGCCTTCCTCTGGGATGCGGTCGGCAAGGAAGTCGTTTACTTCGGCCAGCATGTCAAGATGTGACTGGACGACCGGCCTGCCCATGTCTCGGTTCGTGGCGATAACGTCTTCAAGCATCTGCTTGCGGTCTTCGGCAGCCTGCTTGGACTCTTTCCATTTTTGGGCTTCTTTGTCCATTGCTGGAATGGTAGCATCGGACACCTGCGAAGGCAAGTACGCCTGCACGTCCGACTTCTTCACCGTCCCGTGCTGGCCTGTGCCTGGAACCTTCGCAAGGTCTACGTTGTTCTTCTCGGCGAGCTTGCGCGCGGCGGGGGTTGCCTTCGGGGCCTTGGCGGGGGCTGCGGCCTTCTTCGCCTTGCGGGCTGCGGCCTCGTCAGCCTTCCGCTTGGCAAGCATCTCTTTCTGGCGGTTCAGGGCGTTGATGTCGGCGGCCTGCATCTTCTCGGACATCGACTGCTTCTTCGCCTCTACCGCCTCCCTACGCGCCTTGATGACGGGCTTCGCGACCTTCGGCTTGCGCAGCGTATTGGCTTCCACACCAGAGAGCGAAGCCGCATCCTGTTTCGTGTACGGGCCGCGCAGCCCGGAGTTGTCTTGGTCCTGCTCGCGCCACTCGGCCTTGTCGCTGTCGTTCAGATACCAGCCGCCCGGCGCGGGGATCGTGGCACCAGGCTTCAGAGTGAATCGGATTGCGGCAGGCGCGCCTAGCGCAGTCCCAGCCTCTTGCCGAACGGAAACCGAGCCCGGCACGATGCTGTCGGAATGCTTCTTGGCCCACGCCTTCGCCGTGCGGGCCGAGCCAAACGTGTACTCTGTCTCCCCTTCCGCCTTGGCGTCGTCGCCCTTCGGGGCTTCTACCGTAACAGGGGGAGCGGGGGGCTGGGTAGTTTTTGTGACAGGGACCGCTTCGTCTGCCTTGGGGGCAGGGGGCCGGGCTTTGGAGGCGTCGATTGCAGTCTTGGGCGGGACGGCTTCCTTGTCGGCCTTCGCCTTGGCCCGAATCACGTCGGCGGCTTCTTGGCCTACGGCGGCGCGCAGCCGTCTGAGTGTGGTTCCATTGGGTGCCGCGAGGTATGCCTTCTCCGCATCCACAGCCTCTGCCTCAGTCGCCGTAGCCTTATTGGCCTCGGAATCAAGGAAGTCGCGGGCCTTGTCGCCAACAAGGGCGTCAATCCACTTCTCTCCGCGAGCAAGAGCCTCTGCTACGCGGTGCTTGCCGTCAAGCACAAGCACGCGGGGCGGCGCGCCGAATTGGCCCTCAACGCGACCAACCTCTGCGATATTCTCGTCAACGATTATCGGGCCAGTCGTCTGCGATGTCCCCTTCGGCGCGGAGGCAATGCCTACCGAGGCGAGAGGGATGCGCATGGGAGCGAACTGCTCGCTGGCTACCCATCTGTCAGACAGTGTTTCGGGCGACTTGCCCTTATTGCTCGGCTGTGACGCAAGCACCGCAGCCACATCGGCCCGAGTTGCCCCGCCTACCGCAGCGGCCTGTGCCTTGGCCTTCTTCTCTGCGTCCTTCGCCATCTCCGCTTCGTTCGCCTTGGATGTGTCGGCGAGAATAGACTCAATGGACTGGTCGGACTCTGCCTCTGCCTCAGCGCGGCGCTTCTGCTCCTCGCCGATGATGCGCAGGTTGTGCAACTGGTCGAGTACGAGTGCGGCAATTTCGCTGCTGGTTCCTTTGCGGGCAGTAGTCGTGGCGCGGTCTTTCGCGTGGCCAGCCAGCGACTCCAGCTGCTCGTCCGTCAGGTTGCGCACGAATGGAGGCTCGGCTTCGCCTTCTAGTACGATGCCAGCAAGCTGCCTCGTGCCATACTCTGGCGCGACTCCTCCACCAGTGAACCCGCCCTGTTCGAGTGGCTTTTGCAGTCGCTCCGGCAGCCGGGTAACGTCAGTCGGGTCCAGCCGGGCTACATCCGACGTGCTTGCCGTGCTGTCGGACTTGTACGGGGACTCGGCGGGGGCTTCTGCGGGCTTGGGGGAAGGAACGGGGGGCTTCTCGGCGACTACAGGCGCAGGAGCCTCCACAACGGGCGTGTCGGCCGCTTCAAGGGGGGTAGGAGCGACGTTCGGGCCAGGAGTGGCCTCAGAGGGGGGTTCGGGAGATAGGGCGTCTGGGGGCGTGGAAACTGTGGCGTCAGGGGCTTGGACTGATGCGTAAACTTGCCCGTCTGGGGCATCCTGGGTAGACGCTTGTACGCCAGATTCGATACCTTCCATGTAGAACGGCTGTGCTGGAGCGCTGATTACCGACTCTAGGCCAGAATCCGGCACGCCAGACTCAGCCGCCTCTCGAATCAGCTTGGATTCAGACTCGATCAGTGCCTTTAGCTCGGCCCTCGCCTTGAGCGACTTGGTTTTCTTGATGTTGCCGGGTATGGATGCCACTCTTGCCGCTGCGCCGGGTACGACGAGGACGCCCAGTTCCGACTTGAAGCCCTTCGCTGTAGCCCAATTGGCATCGTAATTCTTGTCCAGCCGAGCGGAGTATCGTAAGACGCCCTCAAAGCGTTCTTCCAGCCACTCTGGGATCACTCCGTTATACGCGACCTTTTTGAGGCCAGCCCGCATTTTCGGCGAGACCACGATGGATTTCAAGAACTTCGCCATGCCGGGGTTAGCCAGCATCGGACCAAAGCCCTTACGGATTGCCTTGCGCGCCGCCAGCCCTCCGACCAGAGCTTCGCCAGACGTTTCTGCCAAGGACGCGATGAATGCGCCCGCCGTGGCGCGAATAACGGCCTGCAATGGAGTCGTGTTCTCGTCGCGGGCGATCTCGATACTTTTGCCGTCGGGAGACACGTATGGCGAGTAGTTCATCAGCTCGTTCTGGACGTATTCCTTGGCGGATAAGTTCGGAGCGAACGCAGTACGGGCAACGCCCGCGCCAATCCAGCCAGCACCCTTGACAAACATGCGAGCGCCGAGACTCCGCAGGGACACGTGCGCGGCATCTAGCAGTTTCATCGCCGCTTGGCGGGCAAAGGCGCGCCCCGCTGTCGCAACGCCCCCTGTCGCGGCAAACGTAAGCATGTACGGGACCATCTGGCCTAAACCAGAGACAGCCATCGCCTGCCAAGTAGACCCGAGCTTGCCCTCACGCAACTGCTTTTCCATGCGATTGAGCACCCGGTCAACTCGGGCGGGCATTTCGGCTAAAATCTCTTCTTGAATCTGCTTTGGCGTGGCTTCTTTGTAGACTTTGCCTGTGCCGTAGATAGAGCCAGACACGGCTTGGCCTAGCTTTCTGTCCTCAAGGCGGCGTTTAGCCTCCGTCTCCGGGTCATAAAGCACCCTCAAATCCTGCGCGCCAGCCGCGTCCTTGATCGTGGAGACCAGAGGGATAAGCTCCTCGGCGTTCTTGAAGGTGTCGAGTAGCTGCTCCTCGAACGTGACTTCGCCCTCGGGCAGACCCTGTTCAGTAACATGCGCCAAGGCGTCTTCGTCGGACACGCCCTGGCCCCAGCCAGCCATAGCCTGCTTATACTCTGCCGCCGCTTGCTGCGTCTGCTCGCCAATCCGGCGCGTCTTCTCCTTCTCAATCTTGAGCATCGTCAGGCGCTTCCATCGAGTGAAGTCGCCCTTGGTTCGCGCATGCTTCGCTTCCATGCCGTACCAAGCCTCATCGTGCCCGACAAGCTCCTCTTCTTCTTTCATGCGGGCATCATACTCAGCCTGCCCCCTCTTCGCCATCTCGGTCGTGGGCTGCTTCGTGGCGAGGTCCATATAGCCGCGAACCTCTGTGTCGTACTCCGAAGCGTCTGCGGACTTGAGCGTGAACCATTTTCCGGTGGGGATGTGGTAGTATTGGCGAATCTTGTCCTCGCCTCCACCTCGGCGAAGTGACCGTGCAGCGTTGCCCATCCTTTTTTCAAGCATCAGCCAGGGGCCGCTACGCAGGGCTTTCGTTGGACTGCCGTGTTTTACTGGCATCTCCTTGGTAAGAGCGAAGTCGCCAGTGGGCCATCTCCGAGCCACTTGGTCAGGTGCGTCCGCGCCAGCAGTGTCGGCTACGGGGCGCTGGGAGATTGGCCTCATCCCCTGCTGGTCGGCGAAGTCCAGCTTTCGCTGCTCAATCATCGCATCGGCAGGATGCTCTAACTTGGGGACGGCGGGCATCGCGCGGATTTCGTCTAGCAGCGACGCGGGCTTCTGGCGACTCGACGGCATCGCGCGGATTTCGGCAAGCAGGGAGTTATCGCTCATAGTAGTCTAGGGCGTCCTTCTTGACCTTGGCGTCCTTTTTGGCCTTGCGCTCGTAGGCTTCTAGCTTGGTTGGCTTGGGATTCCGCAGCTTGTCTATGGCCTTTCTCTCTTCCGCCTTCCGTGATCCATTCTTCTTGGATGGCCTATCGGTCTTGGGCGGGTTTGCCTTGTCGTATTCCAGGGCGGCTTCGTATAGTTCCTTAATCGCGGCTTTCTCGCCGTACGTCAATGCCTTCGTCGCGTCAGGCCCGAGAGACGCGATTGCTTTCTCTACTTTCGCTACGGTCTTCGCCATACGGAACGAGTCGAGCGCCTTGCGTAGTCCGGCGTGCTTTGTCGATTCAATCGCTGCGGGAAGCGGCTTCGTCATAGCAATGTCGGCCGCTTTGTCAATCGCCTTGTTAAGCGATATAACGTCCTCTGCGCCTTCGACCGATTCTACCAGGCTCGGCTGCCAGTGTCTAGACTTTCCGTCGTCGTATACAACGACTACCGTGCCCTTGTCCTTGCCATTCGCCACCCGGAACATCCCGCGAATCTGCTTGTTCGTATCGCCAAGTTCGCCAGCGCCCTCCTTCAGCGTGAGCAGCTTGCCCGGCATGGGCGAGGTGAACTCTCGCTGCGGCACTCGTGGAGCGGGAGTCGGTGCGCCGTCGCCTATTTCTCCCGCCAGGTCAGACGGGTCTGCCTGGGGGGCTTGCGGCGGAGAAGATACTACCTCGCCTTCGCCTATTTCTCCCGCAGAGTCAGACGGGTCGAGCGGCGTGTCGGCCATATCGCTGGCCTGAAGTTCGCCTGTCGGGTCGGCCAGCGATGGTTCTGCGGCGGGGGGCGTCGCGGCGGGTGCGGCGGGTGCGCCTGATACGCCTGGAGAGCCAGTACCAGCGGCAGGTGGGTCGGGGGAGATACCAGCGATTGCCACCTCGGCGTCCGCCACTTGCTGACGCAAGCCGCCGCCCGGAATCGCGGTTCTGGTCGTGACCACCTCTCCATCAGCCCCCTCGGTTTCCGTAACGCGAATGCCTGTTAGGGCTTCATCTGCGATCTTGCGGTGCTTGTCAGACTCAGATCGCCTTCTTTTCGCCGTGGCGATAGAACGCCTCGCGGTTTCGATGGCCTCCCGCTTGCCTTTGGACTCATCGGACGCCTTCTCGCCATCAGCCATTGCCTCGGCAGCTTCCAAGTCGGCCTCGGCACCAGTTAGCGCGTCATCGCTTTTCCAGAACATCTTCTCCATCTCGACAAAGCGGGCTTCTTGCCTTTTCGCCTCTTCCGCAAGCGGCTTTAGGCGAGCCTTGGCCTGCGCAACCTTGACTGCGGCCTGACGCTTTGCTACGGCGGCGGATTCAACCTTCGCCTCTTTGTCTGCCAGCGCCTTTGCGGCGTTGCCCGCGGCAAATACTCGCTCATCTTCCTCCGACAAATCGCCGCGCGCGCCCTCGTCGTAAGTTTTCAGGCCCATGTTCGCAAGCTGGGTCAGTATCTTCGGCGACACGGCGTTATTGCTCTCGCCCAACTGCTTTTGGATGGACTCTAACTTTTGGCGTATCGTTTTGGACGCGATTTTTTTGGGATTGAGCCTCATTACGATGCGTCGAAGGCCGTCGTAATTCTTCGCCTCTAGCTCCTGCGCATACTCCTGCTTGACCTTAAAGAGGTTAATATCCTGGGTGTACTTGTAGTTCTCTCGGCTCTCGAACTTCTTCGTTTCCCAGGTGCGATCTTCAATCTCCTGTGCGCGCTCTGCGGCCTGATCGGAAGCGGCGTCGGCTCGATTGATGTTGTATCGCCTGTCCCATTCGCCCTGCTGCTGCTGCTGGGCCTGCTGCCGGGCGAGATGGTCGGCACGCGCCTTGGCGTACCCGCCGAGAGAGGCTACGTTCGCCAGCGTATCGGCGCGGCCGTGTTGTACTGTAATCGGCATGGAGGCCCCCTAGTTAGACCGGCTTCGTGACTGCGGACGGAGGTGTCGGGCGTTTGAACCGGCCCTTGCCCAGCACGGCTTCCATCGCGGCCTGTTGCGGGTTGACGGTGTTTGCCGACACGGCGGACTGCAATGGAGCCCCCGCAGGCGGCTGGTACATCCCGGCCCCAGCGTTCGCCATCGGCTGCATGTACGACTGCGGGTTCGGCCCCGCGTCGGTACGAGACTGGTAGATGTTCGCCCGCATCCCCGCCATGCGCTCGCCCAGGTTCGCGTAGCCGCGATTCGCCTCTTCGGCGCTACGACGCTGCATCGCACCCAACACCGTCGCGTTGCTCATGCCCCGGCTCATCATGCTCTGTAGGCCGTGCGACATCGAGCGGTCGGTATTGGTCTGGATGTCCTGCCGAGCCTGATTGCCAATCCCCGCCACGGCGGCGAGTGCCGACCCGTAGCGAGACTCATTGGCGCGGTTCGCGGCGTCCTGCTGGGACTGTAGCTGGCCCGCAAGGCGGTTGCGCTCTGCCATGAACGAGCTTTGGCGGTTGCGCTGCGCGGCGGCAGCCTGCCTTGCCTGACTCTTCTGCTTCAGTGCGAGCGAGTCGGCGGCGTTGCGGGTCATCACTGTTTCCAGCGTGCCGCGTTTCTTTGGCGTGGGATTGAGCTTGAACCCGCCGCCCTCATCATAATCCCAGGGCTGTTCTTCTATCCACTTCGCGTCTTTCCACCGTGGTTCTGTACCCTTCGCCATACTATCCCTCCATATCCTTCAGCAACGCCCCCAGCCTCGTGGGCAGGTCGGCTATTGTCCATTGATGCTCTTTGACCATCGCCACCATGTGCGCCATCGCGTCCGGGCACAGGTGGCAGTCTTTCGTCTGCAAGCCTTCGGTAATCGTGCTGGTGTCCTTCTCGTCGTCCACGCAGTAGCACACGTACGGCTGACGGTACAACGCCTCGCCGTAGCACAGCACAGGCAACCCAGCCTCAATCGCCTGCAACCCGCACGTCGAGTTAATCGTCGCTACCGCACACGCGCCCTCGAACGCATCTTCAACCGTTGGGCTTTCATCCAACTTCGCGCCCGAGTTGTGTAGCTCTCTAACTAGCTCGAAGGGGAAAGCAGCCTGCGGGTGGGGTCTGACTCGTAGCGGCAGCGCCGACTGCTCCGCGAGCATGTGGACCCACGGCGCCATTCGCTTCCACGGGCTGAGTGCCCGTATCTGCATGTCGTCCTCGCATTGCAGAATCACGAGTAGGTCGCCGTCGCGTACGCGAAGATGGTCCTGCGGCGTGTACTCAGGCACTTTCGGAACCCAGGACGCCAGCGAGTTGATGCCAGCCGGGTCCAACTGGAACGTGCCGTCCTGCGGTAGCCAGCCGAGTTCGGCGTACAGCGTATGGGCCGTGTCGGTTAGGCACTCGTGTATCTTGTCATAGACGGGATGCACGCCGTTCCACATCACGGCCAAGTCGCAACTTCGCAACGCGGCCAGTGGCGGGTTGTCGTTGTGCCAGCGGAACGTATAGTAGCCCAGCGTGCCCAGCGCCGCCGCAATCGCGTCCAGCGTCGGCTTGGAGCGAGGATCAGGGCGGGTCTCTACTCCGGCACGCATACGTCACGCTCCCCGCTGCGGCAAAACCCACTGCCCGCCAGTAGGCTCGCCCGGAAGATACAACTGCGCCTCCGACCACCCGCTGCCTTCGCCCGTACCCTGCTTGAGATGGTCTTTGATAGTAAACTCGGCTGGTTTTACCACAACAGCCATCGCGTTCAGGCTGTTCTCGGCAAACGCGCCGTCGCGGCAATCCCACCCAGCCAAGGCCAGAAGGTACGCCAACTGGTGTGCGGAGAACCCCGTGTGAACGTGACCAGCCAACACATCGGCCCGGAATCGCGGCACCGCCACGTACAGCCGCCCGCCAGTTCGGATGGCATGGCCCCATGCGTGAAGCGTGCCAATCGCGTCTCGCGAATGCTCTAGGACGTGGTGGGACCACCCGGCCCCGTAGCTTCCAGGCCCCAAGTCGTCCCACGAACCCTCGATGATGCCGTAGCCGCTCTCCGCCGCATGGGTCACTCCGGCCTCGGGCGGGCAGTGGTCTACGCCAACCGCGAGCTTGCCTCCCGCAATCATCTTAGATACGTGTCTCCCGTGCCCGCAACCGAAGTCCACGATGTCGTCGTCGCCTGAGTCAAGCAGAACTTCCAGCAGTTCGCGATAGTGCGGCTCGAACCTCTCGTCGCTGTCCACCAGTGCCTGCCAATTCGCCATTTGACAATTCATCATCCTTGCTCTCCTTGCTAGCCCTGAAGTCTTCGAGTGCTTGCAAAAACTGGCTATCCTGCTCTCCCTTGGACGCCTTGGTCATCTGGCCGTCATGCTGGCGGTATAGGTAATACGGGTTTTGCACGAAGCCCCATCGCATCTTCGCTCCGATCGCGCGGATGTTCCAGTCGGCGTCGGGGCATCGTGGGTACTTGTCACTGAACCCGCCTACCTTATCGTAGACCTTCTTCCACGCCACAATCGAAGCCCCGATTGGCCCTGTGTTCTGAAAGTTGCCCAGGTACTTCTCTTCCTGCATCCCGTGGTTGTCCATCAGCGCCTGCGGCTTGCCGTCCTTATTGGCCCATACGCCGCCGCACGAGAGTAGGTCAATCTCGCCCGCGTGCTGCAAGAGCGTCATCGCTTCGGCTTCGATCCGCCGTGAGTCCTGCACGTCGTCGGCGTCCATTCGCGCAATCATGTCACCTTCCGCCAGTTCCAGGCATTTGTTGAACGCGCCTGTGTAGCCAAGGTGGCTGATTCGCCCGACGTATATCCGAGAGTCCTGCTCCGCGAACGCCTGGGCGATCTTCAGCGTGTCGTCACGCGACCCGTCGTCGGTGATGATGAGTTCCCAGTTCTGGTACGACTGGAGAAGGCACGACCGAATCGCGTCCCCGATGTAGTCCTGCACGTTGTAGGCTGGCATTAGGATGCTGACCTTGGGCAGTTTCGTACCCAAGCCGCACAGGCTGCGAATGTAGTCGTGGCCCACCGGACCCGACCAGTGCATTACGCTCGCGGCGGGGTCGTTACCCTCCATCCGCAAGTGCTGGAACGTGCGGGGCAGAATCACCACGCGGTCCATGCGGCGCTGAATCATCGTGTTCAGGGCGTCCTGATTGTTCTGGAACTTCGCGGACAAGCAATGCTCCGCCCACTCGCTGATTGTCGGATCGCCCCAGTGGTAGGCCACAACCCCGCCCGCCAGGGGCTTCGGGTTCCCGGCACCGAACGGCGTGTAGGGGTCTGTGTGGAACCCGATCTTGTCATTGGCGATCAGTGGGAATAGCGACGATAGGCAGTCCCGCACTTCGCAGTCCAGGTCCAGCCAGATCGTGCGGTTGAACGGCGTCTTGAGCATCGCCAGCGGCATCATGTGCATCACCGGCATTCCGCCGGGCGGCTTGTAGGCAATCACGCGACCGCGTGCCTTGCAGAACGCCACGAGTTCGGGCGACATTCCCATATCCACGAAGACGACAGGGAGGTCGTTGTGCTTGTGGTAGTGAATCCACCACCACGGAATCATCCATTCGCTACTGGCGTCCGATGCGACCATTACGCCGTCAGAGTTCTCGCGCGCCTCGGGTCGCCACTGGCATAGCTCGGCCACCGCGCCGAACATCGTCGGCATCTCGGGCATCACCGGCATTCGGCCTTCGGACGCCTTCAGGGCCTCGTCCAGCGGCACGTAGTCTAGGTGCTCATTGGCGGGGCTGTCCGGCGTGCAGGAGATAATCTCAATACCGTGCCGCTCGGCTTCGGCCCGCACGAAACCCAACTGAGTGCAGATTCCTTCGTACAAGTCCTTGTTGTGCTTCTTGGCAGCGGGCGTCATTGCCACGTCGTCGTGGCAGTAGTCGCCCTTCTCGGCGGAGAAGTCCGTACCGACGAGATGGATTCGCTTCGCGCCCATCCAGATCAGGACGTGCAGGGTGATCCAGAACGAGTTGCCGACCCACAGGAATTCCGCGTTATGGGCTCGCCGCGTGAACATCTCCTGCAAGCCGCCGGGCGTGCCCGTCGCCGTATAGACGTTGGGATACTGCATGAGTGCCCGGTCGGCTACGCTGTCGTGCATGTACTTCGAGCCAATGACCTTCGGGAACGGCTTGTTCCACACGTCGCGGTCGTAGCACTGCGCCCCGTCCATGCACAGCCACAGGTCCGGCTTCGGGATGTGCGGGTAGGCGGTATTGACCGCCGCCGTGAATACGCCAGGCCGGTCGAATACGGTGGGGTCTACGTCCTTGAGGCTGGGGCCGGGGCAGCACAGATAAATGTCGCACCCGAAGTCCTTCCTCGCCCAATTCGTCGGGACCAATCGCTCGCCGTCGTGAAAAAGAAGACTCATGCTTGCTCTCCCTGCCCTTGCGGTGTGTACTCAGGTACGACAGCCAGAAGCGCATCGACTGTAGCAGCGCCGCTTCCTAGCCTGCGAATGGCGTCCCAGTCCGGCTCGCCTGTGTCCTTGTACGCGAATACCTTTGGGTGTGCCGTGGGTTTCGTGTCGGCGTAATCCAGCGGCTCAAACAGCCGCTCGCCGGGACGCGCTCCCGTAAACTCGATGTCAATGTCCTTGCCGCTCAGCGCAATCATCTGCCGGGCCAGGTCCACAATCTTGACCGGCTCGCCCATGTCCAACAGGTAGATACGCCCCGACTCTCCCAACGCCGCCGCCTGTAGGACAAGCTGCGCGGCCTCTGGGATGGTCATAAAGTACCGCTTCATCTCTGAGTCGGTGACAGTGACCGGCCCGCCCGACTCAATCTGTCGGCGGAAGGTCGGCACCACAGAGCCACGAGAGTCCAGCACGTTGCCGAAGCGGACGGCTACGGTGCGGCAAGCTTCCTCTGGGCAAGTGCAGCAATACAGTTCGGCGGCACGTTTCGTAGCGCCCATAATGGACGTAGGCTGAATCGCCTTGTCTGTGGACAGCAAGACAAACGCCTTGCACCCAGCCGTGCGCGATGCTCTGTGCGCGTGCGCCGACCCGCCGAAGTTCGTGCCAAGCGCCTCTTCCGGATGTCGCTCCAACATGGGAACGTGCTTGTATGCAGCGGCGTGAAGCACAATATCAGGCTTCTCTTGAGCCCACACGGCCTCCACCCGCTCGGGCAGCCGCACGTCGCATAGGTGTGCCTCGGTCGGCACCCGGCCCTTCAGTTCCTGTTCGATGTCAAACAGCGGCGTCTCGGCGTTGTCCACCAGGACCAGCTTCTTCGGAGAGAAGCGGCACACTTGGCGGCACAACTCGCTCCCGATACTCCCGCCTGCCCCGGTCACTAGGACCACTTGGTTGTTCAGGAACTCAGACACGGCCTCCATGTCCAGTTCCACCGGCTCCCTGCCCAGTAGCTCGTTCATCCTTGCTCTCCTTGCCCTTGTACGGAAAATGCTGGTTCAGTGTCTTTTGCCGCCCCTTACAGCCCCCGCATGGCGGGATACCAAGCCGCTTCGTTATTTTCGCCACGGTGTCGCCCAGTCCCCGGCTAGGATACTCACCCCATCCGTACCCCTCTGGGCACGGGAAGTCGTCTTGCGAAAGCCCCTTGAACGCCCTGCGTATGCTCTGCCTCCACTCTCGCCCACCCTCCAAGTCCCGACATGTAGGACAGTGGGCGTGCCCGTGGCACAAGTCTGTGTAGTTGTGACTCATCCCATCGCTACCGTGACAGTCCCGGTGTAGCCTACGGTCCCCAATGCGCTCAAAAGACAGCCCACGCAACTGGCCCCGCACCCTGTTTCATTCGGGTGTGGGCCGAACGTGTCCGAGCAGTCCGACTGGCCTGGGTTTAGGAACTCGGTTGTGTACCCAGACAGGTAGCTACCCTCGAAGAAGGTAATCTGTCCCTCGTCTGGATGCTGATAGTACGCCTTGACGTTGAGCACGTTGCCTGCGTACTGGTAGAAGATAGTCCAGTCTACGGCGCTTGAACCCGTCGCACCACCTACCGAGCATCCGCTATTGAACCACGACTTAGTAAGCCCGCCCGCGTAGGTCTTGCCCCACTCGCATGGCCCGGCCAGTTGAGACAGCGTGTGCGCTGAGTTGATGCTCGGGGTGAGGGCGTGCTGCGAATATGCGTTGATGTCATGGTCCTGCGAGCAGGCGCAAATCGCCACGTCACTGAATGTCGCCGTCACTTTAGCCGGGGTCGGTGCAATGGTATGGTCGCAGTAGAAGCACGAGTCGCCTACCTCTTCACAGCAGCATTCATCTGTTTCCTGCACGCCCCACTTGCCCGCCGAGTTCAAGATGAACTTCGGATTCGTGCCGTCGTAGTTGTCTACGGTCCACTTAGCCATTATGCCGAGCAGCCCGCCGCGTCCAGGGCCTCGTTCGGGTCGAACAGCTTGAAGACGCCCAGGTCGTAGAAGCCCGTGCCGTACGAGCCCGCCGCCGGGGCAACCATCGGACCCACGGCGGGACGCTTCTTGTTCGGGGCCAGCGCCGCGCCGCCGCCCAGGGCGTTCGAGGCAAGGTCCAGCACGGTGTAGGTGTAGGAGCAAGGCTTCGCCAGTCCACCCGCCGAACCGCCGCTCTGTGTGACCAGAACGGGGAACATGCCAATCTGCGCGAGTTCCAGGCCCCACGACTCGTCGTCAAAGTCGATGAAGATGCCGCCAGCCGGGTCGGCCTTCAGCGGGCCTTTCAGCAGCGCCGAGTACCGCCCGTTCTTGTCGCCGACGATAGTGAGATTGTCGCCCAAGAACCCGTCGTAGATGAGGCTGACGGCTCGCTTGCACCCGTCAAGCGTCTGGGGGTCGCGCGGTATCTTCGCTCGCTCTGGCATTAGATGCGGTGCCTACCGCCAGGAGCCACGTCCACAGCGACAGACTCCATCGCCCACGCACTCTCGCCGTTGTTCTGTATCTTCAAGGCGTGTGCCCCGCCGCGTACCCGTGTGCGGTCGTCCTGGTTGCGCCCGGCTTCCCACATACCCGTCGCCTTGGCCGAACCGCTCGTCACGGCCTCCATCGTGTCAGAGGAGTACAGGCCCCACGTCGCGTTGCCGCTAGTGGATGAAAGCGTACCCACCGTGCGATTGACCTTCGCGTCACCCATCGGACCCGCAAACCGCTGGGGATGCAGCCACGCATACGACGCGATCGCCGTACTGGTCGCGCCTGTCGAGTCGGTCGCTACAGAGTCGTCAAAGATGAATAGGCCCCCGGCACGAGAGCCCATGAGCATCTTGCGCAGCGAGGGGTCGCTTGAGTAGAATACCGACGCACAGGTCGGGTCGTGACTCGTCGTGTAGGTCTCGGGGAAGAAGGCGTTGTTCCGCACGTCGTAGAAGTGGTGCGAGCCGATTGTACCCGCCCTGGGGGTTGTGAAGATGTTGATGCCGTGCCGCTCGGCGTCGTACGAGCATGAAATGTGGTTCAGCGTCGTGTCCACGTTGCCCAGCGTCGGAATCCGCTTCCACGACAGGTTCTCCGGCTTGCCGCCCGGTGCCATCACGTAGAAGCCTTCCGCCCCCATGAAGAACAGGTTGCCCTTGGGGTCTTGGCACCACGCATGTTTGCCGACAATCCCCACCCCGTCAGACCGCTGGTCGAGCCAGCCGCCCTCCATCGGGTCGCCGCGCATCACCCACAGGCTTTGCGCACAGCCGATCACTAGCCGATTGTCCGTCATCGGGCACAAGGCCGTCACGGGGTCGCGGACCTTGCCCATCTGGCCCAGGTTGCCCGCTACGGCGCTCTGGGCGTCGTCGTGCCCGTAGTCCCAGTCGAAGGCGTTGTCCTGCCTACTCATGTACCAGTTCGCCGGGTCGTTCTGTGAGCCCGACAGTACCACGCGGTTTCGCCAGTTGCAGACCAGCGTAGCGTCTTGGATCATCTCGCCTTCGCGGGTCTCCCAGGTACTCAGGGTGTCCGCAATCGGATCGTAGACCTTCGGCGCGGAGCCGTTGACGATAAACAGGAGCCCGCCATGACCCGCACCCATGCCGCCAGACGACGCGCCCGCGTTGCCTTCGGAAGTCAGTGCGGTAGCGCCCACGTACAGATTGCCGCCCGACAGGCACGCGAGCTTGCGTTCCGACGCCGTGGGGCGCGTGACGCCGTTCAGAGCCCAGTCCGACACAAACACGTCAATGAAGGACGATGCGATACTGCCCGGCTTCGGGTTGCTCTTGGTGAGTTGGAAACCGGCCGTCGTGCAGGTCTGCCCCACGCGGGGCTTGCTGATTTCCGCACGGCCAGACTCGTTTTCCCAGTACAAGTGAATGTTCTTCTCGTCCGCTTCGACCCGGAGATTGCCGCCACGCTCCGCCGCCGATGCGCCGTAGTTGAACGACCGGCGTTTCGTCGATCCGCCCGCCTGCAAGCCAAGCGTCATCGTCATCAGATACGCGCTCTTGGGGAACCCGACGTACTCGTTGGCGACTTCCACCCACGCCTGGCACCCGTTCGTGCCTGTAGTCGTAGAGCCAATATAGAACAGAGCCTTCCCGTTGGTAGGGTTGTTCCATCGCACGCCGGTAGACAGCGTAAAGTCGTCCCAGTGGTCCGTACTGAGAATCTTGTTGTACTTACCGGAGTCCACATCCGAAGCCGTGGAGCCGAGGTGTACTTCGCCGCCCTTGTGCTGCATGGCAGCGCCCGCACTCGACCACCCAGTACCAGAGACAGACTTCAACGCCGTCGTGCCGGAATACTCGAAGTCGTCGTTGTAGTACGTGCTACTGCCCCAGCCGGTGTCGAACCAGTCAACCCACTGGGTCTCGCCGTTGAGACTATGCCCAACGGCGAGACCTGGGCGGGTTCCCCCACGCGCTCGCTCGGCGTCCACCGAGTACGCGCGCACATTCCCCAATGACGGGGAAGTTTCCTTGGGCTGGTTAGTGAAGGCCCAGTTCGTGTCCAGGCCACCCAAGGGGAACGGCAATGGGACGGTTTGGCTCATTACTAGCCAATCGCCGAGAAGGCGGCAGACGTGCCAGTGCCGAGATTCGTCCACAGAATCCCGCCGGTCGAAGCGCCGGACGCGGTGATGTAGATGCAGTTCGTGGCGTAGTCGTCCGAGCCCGCGGCAGGAGCGGTAGTCGTATCGCCGATAGCCAAGGCATACGTCGGCGCGTCCACGGTGCCACGGTTAATCATGGCAATCTCGCCGCCTACGTACTCAAAAATGCTGTCTTTCAACTTCTCGGGAAGGTTGTGTTGCCTACTCATGGTTAGTCCTCTCTTGATGCTAGGTTTCGTACGTGACCGTTCCGGTGCGTTCCACCATTGGATAAGGGAAATCAGAGTTGTCCCCGTTGTAGCCCAGGGTACTCGGCTTGTTCAGTGCGTCGATGTCAATCGCGGCGGCCATGTACTTATCCGCCTTCTGTCGCTCGCGGTCGCCGTCAGGGCTCAGGTCGTCCTCCTGCTCCGCTGCCATTGCCCGAGCGAGTTGCTTCACGGCCCGGTGGATCGTAGGCACGCCCTGCAAGTTGTTGCTCAGGGCGTCCTGCTCCTGCCGGTAGTGGTAGTAAAACGTGGTGGTACTGCCCGGCGTGGGATACCACTTCAAGCGGTAGCGGCTGTGGTCGCCCGCGCTATTGCCGATGGGCTCCACCGCGTAGTATGTCGGCTGGCCCGAAGCCGCGCCGCCGTTGGAGTACCACTCGTCGATATGGCCGGGGCTGCGCTCCTCCATGCGTACGCCGGAGTCTGAGTTGCCGTAGTAGATACCGCCGCCGGGCTTGAGCCCCTCGAAGTCGGCGGGTAGCGTGGACGTGGTAGAGCCCGAAGTCGCCGTGACCGTGGAGGCCGGATACAAGAAGCTCCACTGGTAGACCTTGCCCGAGCGCGGGTCCAGGCCCATCAGCATCTCGGCCCATGCGTCGTTGCTGATTCGCTGGGCGCGGGTCAGGTTCGTACCGGAAGGCGAGTCGCCCGTACCCAGATACCGCGAGACTTCGTTGTAGATGTCGTCGTAGGTCTGGTTGATGTCCGTATCGGACGTGGGGCCTTTCTGTGTGTCGGCCACGTTGAACGTGCGCCCGTTGTAGACAAACTTCAGGTGGTACGAGTATGTCAGGTCGTTGGCCGGGTCTGTGAACGAATAGCGATACGCCCCGCTCCCGAGCGAGGTCATCGTCTGGCCCGTAGTCCCGCCCGCGATAGTCGCGCCGGTATCGTTGCGGCGAATGCCGTAGTCGGCAGAACTCCACCCGATAGTGGCGGTAGTTACGTCCGTCCCGGTGCCGCTGACCTTGAATGTCCGTTGGATAACGCTCATGGGCTACTCCACCACCACGTCGTTGTCTTCGATAGTCACGCTAATGGCAGTCCCGCCCGATATGGCAGTCCCCACGTCGTCCTGGTCCTTCGTGCTGGTCGAGCCCGCCGCGTTGTAGAACGTGTGCCAGTTCACGCCGTCTAGGGCAGGGATGCTCGTGCCCGCGATACCAGTGATATTCACGTTCGCAGAGGCAGCAGCCCCCACGTCGTCTACCGTCTGAGCCGTCGTACTGCCCGCGTTCTCGAAGAACGTGTCGATGTTCTTGCCGCCCGTCGCGCTGACAGTAAAGCCCGCGAAACGGTTGACGTTGACCCCGGCTGTGACGGACCCAGCCGCCCCGGTGACGCTGGCCGCGACGACTGCGCCGCCGCCCACGTTGTACGTTCCGCCGTCGAACGCAGACTCGGCGTTGTTCGCCGCCGTCGTGTCGCCAGAGATAGCAATCACGTCCGCATCGACCTGATTCGTTACCGTAGTCGCCACGGCAATCGTCTGGTCCTCGTTCCAACGCGCGTCGTCTGTGAACGTGCCCGCGAACCCGCCCGACACGTTGTCGGTGACGCTCGCATTCCCTCGCAGCGTCAAGTCGCCGCCCGCGCAGTCGGTGTGAATGACGACACGATAGTTGCCGTCAATAATGCACTCGTTCGTCGCGGCAAGCGTATTGAGTTGGATGCCGCCGTGGTAGTCGCGGAAGTATGCAGAGGCGTTTGCCACAAAGACGATGATATTCGCTCCGCCAGCCGTGACGCCATCGCCGCAGCTATAGAAGAATGCTTCTTTGCTGTCGGTCAGGGTGATTGTGCCGTTGAATGTGCAGTGCCGGGCGTGTACCATGCCAAGCGTAACAGTGCCGATATGGCAGGTGTCGAAATGGGTTTCGGACGTGCCGGCCACGCCTACGCCGGTGACATTAGCGCCCACGATCTGAGCGTTGTCGATAGTCTGCCCGCCAAGGGCGAGGGCGTACCCAGACCCCGAGAACTGGTAGTCGGTACTATCCGAATCCAGAGTAATCGAGCCGATGACGTTGAACGACTCGATCCCGAGCGAGGCTGAAAGCGTCTTGGCAGCAGCCCATGTGCTTACGGGATTGTCTGCCGTGCCGTCCACGTAGATGGCCGTGCCCGTATTACTCTCGTTGGTGTTGATCCAAATCATGCCGTTGGCGTAGCCGGCGCTTTGGGCCACCACCGCATAGGCGCAGGTGAGGCGGTCACACCCGAAGGCCGTTCCGTCTGTCGATAGGATTCTGAATCGCACCTTGCCGATGTCCGCACCCGTGCCGACGTGTGCATTCGTCAGGTCGAATATGCGATTCTTGACCGTCTGGTCGTTCTTTGTGTCAAGCGTGCCTACCTGTTGCCAGGCCGGAGTGCCTGCCCACTTATAGGCAAACACGTCGTAGGTCGCGGCATCTGGGTTGGCATACCCATCCCATGTGACCTGGACCGGAACGCCGTTGCCGCCCACGGAGAACTCGTAATACACGTCGGTCGAGGTGGAATCGTCCTCGACGATGTGGAATACTCCGTTCAGTTCCACCGTATTGGTGTAGGTGCCTGTCTCGGGCTCGGCCCCAACCTTCTCGAAGCTGGTGGCCGTAGTGGCGATGGCAGCGGAACCGGTGGACAGGTTGTTCACGCGGTCCAAGATGGAATCCACGTCGGCAGGAATGTTCGCGGCGTCGAGTTCGGCCAAGCGAGCTTCGGTGGCGATGGATGCCAGAGCCACAGCGTCACGGTTTGCTTCAAGAGAATCGTCGGCCACCGTATATGTGCTGGTGTCGGAGGTCTTCGACAGCATGTTCGAGATGACCGTGCCGTCAGGCACTTCGGTCGTCATGTCGGCATTGCTCGCCACGGCGGTCTTCATTAGGTGGTCGAGGTTCAGGGCCACAAGGGCGTCGTTCGCCTCGCTCTCGACTTCCGCCTTCATTCCCGTGGACATGCCGCCCAGGTCGGTCAGACTGGCCCCGGCGGTCCCGAGCAATGTCGCGGCGGTTCCAGCGGCGTCCGGCGTGGTGGTGTTGAATCCAGTCGCCGTGATCCACGCGGAATCGCCTTGCGTGCGGAGTGCCGCGTTGCCGTAGGTGACATGTGCCAGGATGGTGTTGTTGTCGGCGGTCTGCGGCGTGTTGCCGGTGTAGGTCGTAAGCGTTGACACGGTCCCGATTAGGTTGCCTGTGATCGTGCCAGTGACGTCACCGATGATATTGGCCGTGAGTG